TACAACGAGGAAGTGCTGGACAGCAGCGCAAAATGGGGCGACCAAGGCAAGGGCGTACTGACCTGGCAAAAGCAAACCGCTTCGACCCAGTACGGCGTCTTCACCAACCGGACTGCCGGTTTCTCTATGGACGACCTGAGCGTCGTGGAGACCGGGGAAGATGCGCTTGCGAACATTCGGAGTCAGCTGGCTCGCGATATGAATCGCAAGCTCACCGCCAAGGTGATTTCACAGCTGACTGGTCTGTTTGGTGGTGCACTGTCTAGCCATGTGCTGACCAAAGGCATCGTTGATGCAGACGGTTCAGGCTTGGCTGATACCAACTACCTGACCGCTGCCAGCGTCACTGAAGCCAAGGCGCTTCTGGGTGAGCGTGGCGGTGAGCTCAAAGTCATCGTGATGCACAGCGCCGTTGCCTATCACCTACAGGCAATGGGAATGCTGACGTTCCTCAACTCCGGTGGAACCGTCAACTACGCATCCAATGGCATCGGCCAAACTTCAACAGACGTCTCCTATTTCGCGGGACTTCGCGTAATTATTGACGACCAAGTGCCCGTCACTGCTGACGCTGGTACTGGCGTCTACACCTGCTATCTCGCCTCACAAGGTGTGATTCGCACTGGATCGCAGTTCCCGCTGACGATCAAAACAGGTGATTCGATGGACACCTGGACCCAGCAAATGGCGATCAAGTACAACACTTGTCACCACGTCCTGGGCACCAGCTGGGCGGGTTCAGCTGCCACCGGCCTGGCCAATACTGACCTGGCTACTTCCGATAACTGGGAAGCTGCTTTCAGCGACACCCGTCTGATCCCTCTGGTTCAGATTGACGTCAACACTCCTTATGGCGTCATCAACAGCTGACTAGGCTTAAGACACGAGGAAACAAGGGCTCTCTTCGGGGGGCCTTTTTTTTGTGCATCTATTGTTAGGCGTACCGACTCAGAAGCCTCTGATGGCCGGATTAGTTCGCCTCATGGTCTACAAAAATGGCGTCTCAAACGTCATTGACTGCAGGTATGACGAAGTGAAGGCGACAAGGTTGCGACTAAGCCGTGAGGGCTGGGTCTTGTATCACTCGGAAGTCTTGTAAAAGGCAACCTAGGCCAAAGATTTAGCGAGATGGCCACACCTGATCCAAGGACACCCATCTGTATCGCGCGGGGCAACCTGGCCGATCTGCGGGCCAGTATTGGCGACTTGGAAGAGGGTGAGATCTGTTACGCCGTCGATCAAAACGCGCACTATCAAAAGAGTGGCGTTGAGTTGATTCGCGTTGCCGGTGGCCCTGAGGCGGTTGAGTGGTCAATCATGCAGGTCAGCGGCGGCAAGTGGGTTGGCCTGGCTGAGGTGAATGGGGGCAACTTTTAGCGCGGCAAATTAGGCCAAAGACCCCGCCGGCCCCATGGCTCAAAAGATCAGGATTAAGCGCCGTGCAGGCGGTGGTGGCGTAGGCGCTCCAACAACGCTGGCTAGTGCAGAGCTGGCGTTTAACGAAGCCTCGAAGATCCTCTATTACGGCCTTGGAGACACAGGCAGCGGGGAAGCGCAAACCGTTATTGCTATCGGCGGTGAGGGCGCATTCCTACCCAGTACAGGTGGCGGCGATTATGTGAAGACCGTTTCAGCTACGGCTGACACCGGCATTAGCGCCACCACTGTTGATGGTGACGTGACCCTGGCGGGCATTGACGCGACAAAAACGGCCAAGGGTGTTGTACGGCTGGCCACGCAGGCTGAGCTTGAGGCTGGCACGCCTGGGGTGGTTCCTGGCGCTGATCTAATCCTTGCCAACAGCTATGAACTGCCGGTTGCTACCGCTTCCGAGCTAGGTGGTGTCACGGTTGGCAATGGTTTGGCCATTGACCCGTCTACCGGGAAGCTTGACGTCACCCTGGCGCAGGGCACGGTCTACAAGGGCGAGGCTGACTTCACTGACAGCAGTGCTGAGCCAGGCGCCCCCGAGAACGGCTGGATTTATAGCAACAGCACAGCAGGCACCGCAGCTTGGACCGGCATCACTAGCGAAAGCGTCACTGAGGGCGTGCAAGCCATCTGGTCTGCAGACGACAGCAAGTGGTCGCTGATCGCTAGCGCTGGCGGTGTGACCGCAGTCACCGGCCAAGACCCGATTGAGGTTGACGTTGCGACCAATGGCGCAGACCAGCCCATCGTCAAAATTAAAGACGGCGCTGAGGACCAAAAGGGTGCGGTCAAATTCGCCACTGACGTACAAATCACGAACGGCGCTGCATTGGTTGCAGTGCAGGCATCACAGCTGAAAACAGCACTTGATGATTTTGATGCTTTGCCTGTAGGCACTGCGCAAGGCGACTTGATGACGTGGGACACCACGCTCAATTCTGGTAGCGGCGGCTGGGCCGTTGGTAATGAACTAGACGGGGGCACGTTCTGATGCTTTCCGCTCCAGGGAATAACCCATCGGCAACACTGGAGCAACGGCTGGATTTAGAGGTGATGCGTCGTGTTTGCACGGCGCTAAGCCATAAAGAAGCCGCAGAATTGGCAGTTAAACTAAGAAGAGAAAATCAGTTGCTTCGCGCTGCTGTTCTGGAGCTTTCTGATGAGCTTGACCGCATTACTCGGAGCAAGTGAAGACAACAGCTATTTGACAGTTGCTGAGGGTGACACCTTCGCAAGTCAAGCGCTGGGTGATATTGCTTGGAACAGCGTCACCGAAGAAACCGACAAGGAAAAGGCGTTGGTCAGTGCCACGCGTTGGCTGGACACGTTGGATTACGTCGGCAGCAAGTGTGACGCTAAGCAGCCTCTGAAATGGCCACGATCTGGTGCTGTCTGCGGAGATTACGCCTACGGATGCGCAGATGGTGTCCCACCGCAGGTTGAACAGGCCACGTTTGCTGTTGCCAATGTTCTGTTAGGTGACCCAACGTTCATCATTGGCGGCATCCCTGGATCAGGTGGCAGCGGTGGCGGCTCTAGTACGCCGGGTGAGCTTGTCCCTGGCATCCCGAACAGCGACCTGAAGGAACTGACGCTGGACGTGATGAAGATCGTTTGGCGTGACGATGCCAGCGGTTCGTCAGGGTCTGTGGCGCTGTTGGAGAAGCTGCCAGTGCTCTCACAGGTGCTGGGTTGCTTGACCACAAGCGTGGGGCAAGTCGGTTCGTCCAGGGTGATTCAGCGTGTCCGCAGCTGAACAGCTAGACCTGTTCGCCTATGCCGCCACAGTGCGGCGCAAGCCGCCAAAGGGTGGCTGGCTCAAGACCCCGTTGTCGAGACAAGAACAGCGGCAAATGGGGCAGATGTATGTCGAGCATCAAGGGTTGATCAGGCTGCTGGGGGCCAAGCTGACGCGGCAGTTCCCGATGGTGGACAGCCTCGACGTCTTTAGCTGCATCGACGTTGCGTTTCTGAAGTCGTGCCGTGCGTTTGACCCGACGAAAGGCAAGTTCAGCACGATTCTGACCAAATTCGCGACGGGCGAAATTCGCCATTTCATCCGTGACCACAACTTCGTCTTGACCGCGCCCTTGAAGGTGCGGGAGTTAAGCGTGCCGGTGCGGCGGTTGCTGTCTAACGGTCACAGCCTTGATGAGGTCGCCCAGATCCTTGGGGTAAGCAAACAGGCTTGTAAGGATGCAATTGTCGCCACGGCTGGCGTTGACCATGAGATCCAAGGCTTTGAGCTACATGAATGCGTCAGGCCAGGGCCAATGGACCTGCTGATGGCAGAAGAGAGGGCGGCAAGCTAGTTCAAATGCCCCCCTGCTGACCGTGAGCTTCTTTGCCGCTTTTGGGTACAAGACCTATATCGCGGCGGGTGACACCTGCAGCGATGTGCCGACCACATCAGGTTCAATGACTGAGGTCAAGAACCTCACGAACTTTGCGATTCAGTCGACGTCTGACACGGAAGACGTTCAGACCTATGACTACGACAGCAGCGGTTCAGGCGGTTGGGCTGCAAGTGTCGTGACAGGCAACAGCTACACGGTGGACTGCACCCTGAACATCGACATGCTCGATGCGGGCTATTTGATCTTGAAGCAAGCGGCATTGGATTCAGCCACTGGCACAGCTATTGAGTGGTTCCGCGAATCGCCTACACCTTCAGGTGATTGCGACACCGGCCTGCCTATCACCACAGCTGAAACCCATGCTGGCGTGGCTTATGTCACCAACTTCTCTGAGGACATCCAGGCAGGCAACGTGGCGGCTGTGACCTTCACGCTGACGGGCATTGGCGCTTACGTCTGGACGCAGGCCGCTACTTCTTAGTCCCCTTATTTTGTTTGAGCCATTTGGCGACATATGCCCTCATGGGCAGTTCGTCTAAAGAGGCTTTAACCCAATTGCGGGGCAGGTGCCCGGAGCCTGTCCCGTATAAAACTGCCTGCGCATATGGGGTATCCCAAACCCACCGCCGCATTGCATTGTTAGCGCCAAGCCCGCCTTTGGTCGGGCCAATCTTGGAATTCAGCAACCTGCCCGTGTCAATAATGTCGCGGGTTTTTTCTGCCCACTGTCCATTGCGTCGAAGTGTTCGGCGGGGCCAGTTCCATTTTTCATCAGTGAATTGACGGTCAAGGATCACGTCCAGCTCTTTGGCATAAGCGTCTAGGGCTTCTTGGGCGCGATTGCCTATCTTTGCGCGATTGATTTTCACCTTGCGCTTCCCTCTGCGTTTTGCCATCAGTCAACCCCTAGGTAGTCAGACGAGATCAGGCGGACCTTGTGGCCCAGCACGTTCATCAGCGTGTCGCCTAGCAGTCCTGTGGAGCCGTAAACAAAGCGGCAATCCTGCACGGTGCATTCATGCGGCGGTTCGCCTGCGAACGTCAGCGTGGCCTTTGTGCCGGCCCTGATGCGCGTATCAAGCTGAGTGGGGCTGATGCAATAGCCCTCGTAAGCGGCCACCTCTTGATCAATGCCCGGCAGTTCCCTGGCATAGCTGTTGCTACCACTCATCGCGCCGGGGCTTGTCGATGCCCCACGACGTAAATACAGCCGATAGCTCAGCGTTTCATTGACAGGGATGACGTTGCCCGTCTCTGGATCTTCCTGGACTGCAGCAGTGGGAACCTCGAACACTGCTACCGAGTTTTCTAGCGATAGCAGCGCACTGACCACGGCTTCTGACCCTTTCTCTAGGTTGCCTGAAACGGCGGCAAGCTAGACCAGAAGCGGAAAGTCAGTGGACGCGGGGTCGGTCGAACTAGAGCTGATTTTGACCGGGCTAAGCCAAGTCAAAAAAGACTTGGACAAATTCGAGCGCAACGCAAAGAAGTCTGCAGACGAAGCGGAGAAAGGTTGGAAAAAACTACAAAAGACAGTTGATGGTTTTGGTCGGTCAGTTGTAGGCATTGCCGCCGCGTTAGGTGCGGGCGCGTTTTTCAAAGCTGCCATTACTGAAGCGCTCGACTTCGACCGCGCTGTTACCAAGCTGAATGCAACGCTTGGCAAGGACGGAACGCAGGTCATTATTTCGCAGCTCAGGCGAGCGTCTGAAGAATATGGCGTCAGCTTGAAAAGCCTTACGGACAACTTTGGTTCGTTTACCGCTGCAGCTACACGGGCCAATATCCCAATCGCTCAGCAGCTGGGACTGTTTGAGCAAATCACCAAGTCCAGCGTTGCGCTGGGCCTAGGCAACAACGATCTCAAGCTAATTTTTAACGCCCTGTCGCAGACAGCATCCAAGGGTGTTGTGTCGATGGAAGAACTGCGGCAGCAGTTGGGTGAGCGCTTGCCAACAGCGTTGGCTGCTTTGTCTCTTGGCTTGGGCAAGACACAGAAAGAAGTCATTGATCTTGTCTCGTCAGGCAGCTTGAGTGCGCAGGACTTTGTGCCAGCACTGACGACAGGCTTGGCGCAACTAGGTAGCGATATTGATCTGTCTGGTGCAGCGTCTGACTTCAGAACATTTCAGGCGCAGCTTGAGGAGTTCATGCGTCAACTGGGTGACGTGTTGCTGCCTGGCGTCATCGATGCGCTGAACATTCTTACGAAGACAATGTCAAATGCCAATCTTGGCAATTTGGCAGAAGAGGTCTATGACATTCCAATTAACACCTTTGGCGGTGATGCCAATAAGGAGTTTGTTAAAGGGTTAGAAGACATCCGCATTGAGGCGGGTCTAACAGAAAAGGAGATGAAAAAGCTGTGGAACGCAGCTTTGAACAAGGCAAACGGAAGTACTACCTCTTCATTGTTTGGAACGTCTAGCGCGATTGGCAATGAAGAAAGGTCGATGAAGGCGTTGCTGGAAGTAATCAAGGAATATCGAAAAGAAAAAGAGAATCCAATTAAGAAAAAAGACGCCCGCATCATTGAGGCCAACCGCCTGCTGAGGTTGGAAGAGGACAGGGTCAAGGCACTTGCGGCATCAAATGAAGAGGCAAAGCGGGCTGAGGCGTTAGCGCTACAGCAGGCCAAAGTTTTGTATGGCCCCCAGACGCAAGCGATCATTGCGTCACAAATCAAGCTTGCCCAAGCGCAGCGTGAAGCTGCGATGTTCAAAGACACAACAACTACTGAGGCCCAGGATGCTGCCAGCGCTCAGTTGGTGGCTGCAGAAGAGGCAGCGCAAACAATTAAAGAGGCTTACAAGGAAGCCCGGAACACAGCTATCGAGGCCGCTGATGCGTTGGGTGAAGCGCGTAGCACCCGCGCTAAGCAGTTGTTTGACAAGGATTCAGGCATCAACCAATTCCTTAGCGGTGGGGCGTTAGGCGCTCGCCGCAAGGAAGGTATTCAGCTGCAGAAGAACGAGGCAGGCCGACTGAAGCGAGAACTGGTTAAGAGTTTTGCCGAGGCCGGTAATTTCATGGCAGCCCGTCAGATTGGTGCCAAGCGATTTGGCAGTTTTGACGAACGCCAAAAATTCATCGATGCAGCCCGTGATGAGCTGTACGGCCAAAAGGCATTGATCACCGCTAACGAAAAGCTGCAGAAGGCCCTGACCGATCTCAACACCACAATCATTAAAGGCTTTGATGGCGGCAGCACTGCGCAGAAAGAGGACTACAGGGCGCTGAAAGATTCCATTGACAGCTTGGTGCAAAAAGACTGGAGCGTGGGCGTTGAGGCCCGTCTTGAGGCGGATGGGTCCATCAGCGTTCAAAACGCCCTTAGCTGACTATGACTTGCGCACTGATTAACCCGTTGTCTGTCGGCTCTTGGGAGTACGCAGCAGGCATGTGGACCGCTTATCCAGCGGTGTACGCAGAGAAAGACACTGAGCTTGGTTTAACGGCTGAGGGGTTGAACGTGTCGGTGCTTTGCACAACCGAGGAATGGACGGCAATTAGGGCTGAATTTGATGAATGGCGTGATGCTCGTTTGCAGGATGAGGTTTACGACGAAAGCGAAGACGCCACCATTCGCGAGGTTGTCGGCTCAACAGTGAGGGTCAACGCTAAGACTCGTGGCGTCGAATGGGTTGATCGCGAGTGCTATTTCTTGGCTGCCCCACAGGCTGAAGATGTGGGCATGTTTTTACAGGTCACCTTTGACCTTGTTGACGCTGAGCAATGGGTGCAGTGCTACAACCGCGAAAAGGAAGTTGAAAAGGCTGACGAGGTTGTTTACTGCGGCACCTTCACGCTGTGGGGCACGGTGTTGAAACTGCGCAAGCCGCCGGAGTCCTATCAAGACATGCCAACGCTGACGTTATCGGCTGGCGGCAAGAGTTACACGACTGGGCCACGGGTGCCAACAGAAACGCGAGTGTTGGAAGGCGACACGAATCAAGCCGGTTGGAACAACATTTGGGCTCAATGCGGGAACAAAGCAAGCGCAGTGCCGAACAGTGATTGGTTTCCTGTTACGCCACCTAGCGCCAGCTGCACCAAGCGGGTCACTGCCGGAATACGCAATGACCTCTACACCGTTTCGATCACCGTCGCCAAGCCGCAAGTCTGATGACTGCCATTGATTCCCGCGCAACGATCACCTGCAACTTGGGTGATGTCATCTCAGGCGGCGTTAGCGACAGCTACCTGCAAAACAGCGGCCTTGTTTTCACCCGTGGGCAACTGACGCTGGCAGGCATCAAGACGCCAGCCATTGGCAGTGAGGTGACGATTAACTATGCGATGAACGGCGGAGGCACTGGCAAGATCCCGCGCAACTTGGTTGTGCTTTCGGCTTTTGCCGATCCATTCCGTCAAACCACTGAGGTGTCAGTTGGCTGCAAGCTGACCTTCCTTGATGGGGTGATGCCGGTCCCAAGCCTTGAGGACGGTCAGGCGGCGTACCTGAAGCCACGTCAACTGGAGTGCCTTAACGGGCTGGAGAAATCAGCATTTGCGCCGCCGATCTTTGCTGACGACGTTTTCAAATACTGCGTCGAGAAGCTGAACATTGGTACGGGCGGGGTGATCCTCGAAGGCGCGTACATGATGGATCGCTACGACCTGACGCAGGGTTACGTCTCGGCTATCAACAACCTGCTGCTGAGCGAAGGGTTGGTTGGTTATATGGGCGAAAACGGCAAACTGGAAGTCGTCAGGCTTGAACGTGAGCCAAGTGGGGGCAGCTACTTAAGCGCCAACGACATTATTGATGTTGCTGGCGTGAACAGCGGCGAACAGCCAGCGTCGATCGTCATCGTTCCGTACATCGACAAAAAACTAGAGAAGTACGAACCGAACGAGGCGCAGTGGGAACAGGTGTCAGCCGTTGGCGACCCTGAGTCAATAACGCTCAAAAGCAATAACGGCTCAACAACCGTCACCCATACGCCAACCACTAAGACGACAACGGAATACGGGCCAGCCGTTGATCTAACGGACCGCTGCGAATTGTTCGACGGCGGCTATGGCGATCTATCCGACACCGTCGTAAAGACCACCACGACCCGCAGCACCGTGCTGGGCTTTGCGGCTGGCGGTTATGTCACGGCGTTGCTTGATGCAGGCAAAGACGTAAACCCCTCGCTTTCTGGCGAAATTAAGCAAGTCACGAACCATGAGTTCGACGAGAAGGACAGGCCCACGCGAACAGTGACGGAGACGTTTGAGCCGCTCTTCGTTTACGCCGGCCGTATGAGCTTGGCGTGGGTTTTCGACGATTCGCACGTCAGCCTGGGCAGTGAGTTGGTGCTGACGGAGAGGACTATTGAGGAATATGAGTACGCGGGTGAACTGAACATCCCTGAGGGCTTTAAGCCAGGCCAGGACATCCCAGAGCCTGTCGTTTACCAGCGCGTTCACCGTTTCACTTATCAAGCCTGGGGCAAGACTCAGGGCGGCTCACAGGGCCCGGCAGAGTCCACAACGCTGGACGCGTTTACTAGCGCCAGTGATGTGATCGCCTACATCCAGGACAGCTTGGGGCTTGTCCTGACTGACTCAGAAGTGCAGTCAAACAAGGCTTTTAACCCCAAGGGGCAACGGCGACCTAGCGAAACTGACCGCGCCGTTGAACAGGGCACGTTGGATGGCAAAGGGCGTGAAACCAAATATGTCGAGCTTGAGTTCAGCGCTGACGGTGAAACAAGCCGCGTTGTGCAGTACAGCCCGCCACACCTGACGGAGAGTTATTTCGCTTCTAGCGGTTTGGTCGTCAAGATCAACAGCCAAGAGGTGTCGGCCAATTTTGGCCGTATTCAGCACCGCTTAGCTGCTGGCAACCGTTTAGGGATGAACGTTACCAGCACGCCAGACAAGTTGGCGTTGGCGCCTTATGACGGCTTGCGGATCAATGCCGGTGGGTTTGCCGCTTCGTATGCGGTCAATGCGCTGAATTTCAGCTTCGGCCG